CTCCCTCTGGAACCTTAACCGAGTAACTAAACATACCCCACTTATTCACTGTTAGTGCTTTTACTAATTCATTATTCCATTGCGTAATTCCTGCTCCATTGAGTGAATATCCGTCATTATACACCTGAATCCAACCGTTGCCACCAACCGTATCTGCTTGTGCTGCTGCATTCGCAGGTTTCGTATCGTCAAAAAAACGTAACAGTTGTACAATGGTACGTGTAGCAGTTGGAATATTCGTCTTCACTTCTGCCAAAATACTCAACGTTTGTCCTGGAATTACTGGTATATTTCGGGACCACCCTTGTTTAGTCGCACTATTCGTTCCACCTACTTCCATAATAAAATCAGTAGGGAAATCTAATTCAGGTGTAATATATCTGAAATGTGTGCTATTCGTACCCCAGCCAAATTGCGTATAACTAGATGTAGCTTCCATCATTCCCGACATTGTCGGATTGAAAACTTCATTTCCATTTTCACCATTTAGATTCACTGGACTCCAGGTATAATCTTGATAGTTTGTAGATTCTGTTGCAGTCTCCTTGTTATATGCAAACCCTATAAATTTCTTTCCAGTCGGAGTGTTTGCCATTCCTTTAGTTGGAGAATCTGCATATTTAACCCACGTGAACATCGTTTTCCCATTTATTCCATCTGTTCCGTCAACGCCATCTGCACCCTTTATAAGCACCCAAGAAAAAACAGACGGGTCACTAATATCAACCTCATCCGTAAATTGATTCGTAGCTGTCCCCATATATTTCCTATTCGCTGGGTTCAAGCTAATGCCTTGTCCAGTTCCAGTATCTGCATATACAATCCACGTATATAGAGGTCTTGTCTGTGCTAGATTCTGGAATGCTTGTGCAAGCTCCTCTACCTTTTGCGATATACCTCCATCCTTGATTAGGTAATTTCCAAGTATTGCAGTTGCTTTCTTTTGAGATTCTGATGTTTCTAGTTGTAAAACCCTTGCAGATAAGTATAATTTATCTTCTCTATCTACAATATCAATTGTATCTCCAATTCTTATATTATCAGGTAATATAGCAATATCCACTTCATAATTTACTTCAATTTCCGAAAGTTTTTTTAGTTGAGAGACCGCACGGTTACAAAGCTCAGACTGACTTAACGTATCGTATGTATACGGTTGTACAAGATACCTTTCAGCTTCTACACCATCCATTAAATACCTGCTCCATATTTTGTCTGACTCCCTATCAAGCAAATACCAATCATTTACAAAAAACCTGCCATCATCATATTTAAAGCCACGTAAACTAATTGGGTAATTTTCACCCTCTCGTGTCCCACCTCTTGGCAAAAGTCCAGTTGCTAGGTTTTCGATGGATTCCTCCGTTATAATTTCGTTGATATCCGTATCGACTCTTAAGCTATCACCAACAGCCTTACCACGCTCTTTGTATATGTTTATAAGCTTCTTCACAACTCTATTATTTTTAATTTCAAAACTATAAGAAATTTCAGCATTGTCAAATTGTGTCGCCACACTTCGAATTCTTGCTGTAGTAGTTGCTTCTCCCTCCCAAGACAACCGCCTAGTCAAATGACTGACTTCATTAACCCCTATCTCAAATCCACTAGCTTGTGCAAAATGTCTTATATAAAATGATATAGGTTGCGCTGTAGGTGATGCATACCCACTCCAAATAGTATTTAACAAATCCATCCCCGCATCTTCTGCATAGATATAGACCTCTGCTCCTTTTCGACTCTTGCGGCGATTTATAATCGTATAGAACTCATCACCTTTTTTTGTCTGAATTAGGATATAATTCCCTACCTTCGTATATCCGTTCACCTCTTGCAGCTCTTTATTTGTATAGGGAATCACACACTCAAAAATTTTCACCCCCGTGTCAACAGATTCTATTTTCTTATCCTCCGTAAAAGATAGACCTTTTGTTCTATTAGAGCTTGCATTTCCCAATATATTCATTCGCCTATCGGCAAAATATATCATCATAAGTATACCTCCCTGTATCTTAGTTCAAATTCAGGCTTTGTCGCCCACGGGGAATACATACCATTTATTTGATTCACTCCCGGTCTCAAATAAAACTCTTCCCAGTTACTCCCAATGGCTGCAAGTCCTGGCATCTTCGCGCCATTTAAATAAACCACCTTTTCCTCGCAGTCCGCTATCACTTCATCACCTGCTGCAAATCTGTTAGGTACGTCCTGCCAGTTCTCCACGCTATGGCTAACAAAGCGCAGATCCCCAATATTGTTCCTGTTCATTGTCGACCACGTTCCAAATGCTGACATATAAATGCTTATTCTCGCAACCTCTGCATCTTTTATTTCCGGCACCTGAAAAGCAAGAATCCGTCCTGCCAAACTAAAAGTTATTTTTTCGCCGAACTTAGAAATACTACAACGTCCATATCTTTCTCCCGTAATATCATTATCAGGAGTCACAATTACTCGCTGTGCTCCTACGATTTTCCCTCTAACATGAACGTGACAAACTCCGTTAATATCCGACGCTCGATGCCTATAAAAAGCCGCTGCCGCTATATTCTTTCCATCTTTATCCGTTAATAAAAACTGTGTAAGTCCCAGCTCCTGATTGCCCGCTCTTGAATAAAAATTAAGTAGCCACGACAATGTACAGTTCTTGGCTCCAACATGCCCTTTGCTGTCTGCTGGTATACTTCTTGTAATACTAGGGCCATGCCATCCCGCCCCTGTTCCATACGATGCTGGCGTAAGTCTGCGAGTTGTCGTATTCACCGTCATTGCTTCCACTTGTCTATGTTCCGCTCCGTTACCATTTGTTACCAATACGGCATTGTTTCGTGTCCAACCTGTAAGGGATGTTGTTCCAAACTCTTCACGGATTAATGTTTCTGATAAATCAGCACGCACAGCATCTTCCTCCTCTACGTTTCCGATTTGAATAGTATCTCCATTTTGATTCGCAAAAGCAATATACCCACAATCACTTTTCATCCTTGCAACGATTCGAGGATAGCTAACACAAGCTCCCTTGTAATCAAATCCAAAGGTTGTTGCATTATCAAGGTTAGCCGCTCTATTTATTTCTTGTACACTACACTTAAAAGGGTCCGTGCAGTAAATACTAAATTCTCCAATCACATTATTGGTTCCGGCCTGCACCTCCCCGGCACTACTTTTTGTGCCAATAAAAAACTTATCAAGTTCATCATTAAAAATAAGCCTTGCTTGCTCCACGCCTAACAATGTATTTAGCCTATTAAACGACTCCCTAAATTCTTCATTCGTACTCGAAACTAGTTGGTAGCGAATCGTCAAAACCCTACTCGGTGTCCTTCTCCCTTGATACTGTGTACCGTCCGTAAGTCCTATTTGAACATCCCTTATCTCACTTTCGCTTAACTCCCTACCCAATACTCCCAGCGTTCGATAGCCCGGTATTTCAGATTCAATCCATACTCCATTAAAATTAAGAGCTTCAGAGGGCAGGTTTACGCCACTCTGCGGCCCATTTGTATTTGTAAAATGATACATGCTCTCTTATCTCCTCCCATGCATTCTATTATTCCTACGTTCTTGTTTTTCAATTTCTTCTTTTGTATATGTGGCGGTCGCTCTTGCGATTTCTCTTCCGTCCATCTCTACAGGCACAACAATCGTATATGTTGCACTTGAACTAAACGTATTCTCCATGCTTACGGATGATGGTGTATACCCTGCGTATGCCATCCTGCTAGATATACTTTCTTGTGGCAGCATTGCATCTGCAATTCTGTTTGCCACTGTTTTGACTTTTTGTAAACGGTTGAGCATACCAACTTCTACACCCTCTGCTGTAAATTCCCCTATCTCCTCTGTTACTCTAGATGGAGAATGTATTTTTAAAGAATTTCGCATTGTTGTTGCTACAGAACTTGCAACTCTTCTCGCTGCTGCCATTGCAGAATTTGCCCCCGCATCAATTCCTCGTGCTAATCCTTGCGAAGCATAAACCCCACTAGAGTAAAAGCCACTTTGCAAATTCGAAACAATTGCATTCATTGTAGATATGCCAGAGCGCACCGCATTTTGCGAACTGTTCATACCCACTTGAACCGCTCTTGCCAACGCCGACATGCCACTTGTAGTCGCAGATTGCATCGTTCGCATACCCGACGTAACAACTTGAGTATTGGCAGACATTCCTGCTTGTGTCACACTTCGCATTCTCTGCATAGACACCGTAGTAACCTGTACATTCACATTCATGCCACTTTGCATTGCGTTACGAGATGTTTTCATTCCACCAGTAATAGCTTGCGACATTGCGCTCATTCCCATTTTTGCTTTAGTCGCTATCTGCATAAATGAGCTCGTCGATATGTTAGACATGGCTTTGATACCAGACTGTGTTGCTTTTGTTGCTGCTTCCATTGCCTTTTTGATTGCACCTGTAACCGCAGAATCAAGCACACCTTGTTGCCCCTCTACACCTTGAACATATCCATCAATTGCATCATTTCCCAGTCCTTCATAAACAACTGACGGAGAATGAGAGTCTTGCGCTTCCTTTGCTGCCTTGATACCATCCAAAATAATTTCTGCTGCTGCGTCTGAAATTCCATTAGCTCTCGCAAGCATTCCAATATGCAACCCGTCCATTCCATCTCTACCAACATCCTCAAATTTAATACCAGCTTTTGCCGCTGCATCAACAGCTTTATCTACCATTTGTATGCTGGCATTGGTAACTCCCACAGCGTCAGCTAAAGTATCGCCGAAAGTTGCCACTGCATTGTTCGCTAATTGTGGGAATTGTGCATCAATCTCAGCTTGCATTCCTTCCGCTTGTTTAAAAATTGCTTCCCTACCTACTTCGGGGATGTTTGATGTGTCCCATGTTGTTTCATAAGCATCTACCGCCGCGCTCGCTCCATCCGCATATATACTAGACAGTTCCATCAATTCATCTTGCGTCATTTCATTCAATGCTGCAACATGCCCTGCACCCTCTGGTCCTAATCTTTTTAGTTCCTCGAGCATTCCTTTGTCTACGCCACGTTCTGCCAAACTAGCAAGATTATCCGCCCATTCGCCAACTACTCGTTGATTTTCCAATAGATTTGCTTTCATTTGTTCGCCAGACATTTCTTGTTTATCAGAAAGAGTATCAAACATATTTGTTGTATGACCTAGATAGGATTGCCATGCAGCATTCATACTATCTATCGTTCCTCTTTGAGATTCGCTCAAATCATTTAATGAGGATATTTGTTGCCCTACGCCATTAATAACCGCATCTGCTTGCTCCTGCGCACTGGTTTTTAGAGTATCGGAATAAACCCCCACTTCTATACCAAGACTCTTATACTCCTCCTCTAATTCAGCAAGTTGTATTGCAAGTTCTCGTTCTGCTTTCGTAACGTTATGAGTAGTTTCTATTCCTTTAACCATAGTTGTGAAGTTATCTGCCCTCGCATCATTGAGCTTTTCCTCAACTTCTGCCATCTTCGAGTTTACAGACAATCGTTCTTTTTCTACTTCCACAAGTGCTTCCTGCGCCGCCTGTGTTTTCGCCAATGATGCGTATGAATCAATCATCTTATCAATTTCTTTACTCGTCATGCTAAGCGCTCCACTTTGCTCATCGTAAGAAAGGTTCAAACCCTCCACAGAATTGTTAAGCATCGTGACATAACTTTGAAGCTCTTTGTGGTCTGCTGCACTTTTATTTTGCTTTTTTGATAACTCAACAACATCACTTGCAAGCCCCCTCGCCGCCTGCGCTTCTATTTCCATATCACTTGCATTATCTTTCCTGCTCTTACTTGCATCCTTAGATGCACTCACAAGTTCTTTCGATGAACTAATTAACTCATTATGTTCTCTCTTTAACTTCTTGGCTTCTGTGCTATTATCTGCAAATGCTCTTGATAGTGCATAAATACCTGCTCCTAATGCTGCAACAACAGCGATGATAGCACCTATTGGGTTTGCTGCCATTGCTGCGTTCCAAGCCATTTGTGCTGCGGTTACTATTCCTATTTTTCCAGTCAACACCCCTACTATTAAAGATTTTCCTGTAATCACACCGCTTTGTGCCAGCAAAAGTTCTGTTGATTTTGCTGTTAGTACATTTCCCGCCTTTGTAACTAACTGCCCCGCCGCAGAAACTGTATATCCTTTAGCTTCTGCCACCGCTTGTAACGCTTTTGCTTTCGCATTCGCACCAAGAACTACGGTGTATGCTTTATTTGTTGTAGTGGCAATCTTTACCATTTGCTGTGCACTTTTAATGGTAGATGTAACTTTCTTTACAACACTATCAATACTCATAGCCGCCCGATAAGCTACCCACGCGGTCGCCCCAATTTTCAAATATGGTGATAACCCCATTACTGCCTTTCCTGCAACACCTATACTACTTGCAATCGCTTTCGTACTCTTATTAATCCCAACCTTTGCATTATCAATAATTTTCGCAATCTTTGGAAAACCATTATCAGCAAGCATTTGATCTGTCGCTTCAATAATCGTGGTAACACCTTTCACCATTGCCGTTCTGAGATTCTGCATAGACGTTCCAATACCAGCACTTGCTTCAGCCGCTCTCGATGCAAAACCATTTAATCCACCGTCTAATTCAATCACTTTATCGTTTAATTGGTCGAATGTAACCTGTCCGTTTTGTAGCGCTGCATAAAGGTCATTCTGTGCAGATTCTCCTGCAAATCCAAACGCAGCCGCTAATTCATTCAACGCAACTCCCATAGTCTCTTGTAGCGTTTTCCAGGACTGCCCATCAACCATTCCCTTTGATAACATTTGCGTGTATTGAACCAATCCACGTTCAGCGTCTGCTGTTGCACTCCCCGATGCTAAAAAAGCATTATTAAGAGCAATGGACGTTTCGGTGGCTTTATCTAAATCGCCAGTCAATAATGCTATTTTCTGTGTGGATCCTACGATTGCATCTAAAGAAGTTGGCAAACCGTCAATTCCATCAGCCAGCTTTTTAACAGAACGCTCCGACTGAATCGTGGAAAATCCTATCGCTTCCATAACTTTTGGGAATTGATTCATGGTGTCATAACGTTTAATCGCACCATCTAGCGAACCTACTAATGCCCCTGTCGCCTTTTCCACTAACTTAAACACTCCAACACCTTTTGCAATATCAAGAATGGAGGTCTTGGTTTTCTTTGATGAACCCTCCAAATCATCCATCGCACCTCCTGCCGCTTTCATAGTACTTGAAAAATTCTTATCAACTACACTTAATACCGCTTGTACGCTATAACTGTCCACAATCCTCACCCCTTTCTTCTTGCAATTTCAAAACTTCAACCCTTC